TTCTTTCGAAAGCTTTAAAAATAAAATAGACAAATTAATATCTAATTTATGATTAATATTATCGTAGATGAAGCTTATGCATTTGATTATCTGAGTATTTTAGATTTGAAACGTCAAAAATCTTCAGTTTGTTATGATGCGTGGCTGAATTGTTATCAACATTTGCAAAGTCAATTTGAAAACGAGAAATGGTTATCAATCATCCATTCTTTTGAATATAAAAATATGCTACAGGCTAATGATTTAACTTTTAATGCAGTCGAAAAAGCTAAAAACAATGAAGTTTCGGCAAAATACGTTGATGAATGCAATTATCAAAGATATTTAGCTAAAGAAAGTTTTCAGAAAAAGTTTTTTAATTCTGATTTATCTGAGATAAAGATAGGTTACGAAATATATACTCGTAGTAATCACACTGCTGTTTAAGAGTGAATCTTGAGTTCGCGTTTTTGTAACAATTTTCATTATCAATTATTTTGTCTATATTTTGAGCAGCATAAATCATATCGTTTACATTGGAGCATCTTAATCCTGTTTCCCCTTGTAATATAGTTTCAGCAAAACCTCCAAAGTCCGTAGTAATAGCAGGTGTTCCTGAAAATAGAGCTTCTATAACCGTCCAATTACAAGGTTCCATAAACAATGAAGGAGCAAATAAAAATTTTGCATCGCTCAATAAATGCATTCTTTGAGCAGGTTCTATAAATCCTACGAATTTGCAATGTTTAGTGTCTTTAAGATTTAAGATATTTGGTCCTGCAAAAATAATATCTTGTCCGATATGATTGCAGATATCATAAACTAATTTTGCGCCTTTATCTTCTATAATTCTGCCAAGAAATAATGCTGTATTTGATTTATCTTTTTTGTATATAAAATCGTTAGTATCGAAACCGGGATAAACAACGTATTCAGATTGTAGGCTAATAGGAGTTGCAGAATGTCCATGCATTTTATGCATTTGAGCATATGTCTCAAATATTTTAATTGGCGCGAACATACTATCATAACCTATACTAGGTTCTACTACTATAGCTTTATCATAAAACTGTTTAACACATGATTCATGAGCAAAACCAAACCAGCACAATATAAATTCTTTATCAGATTTTATTCTTTTTTTTAATTCATCAATGCAATTACTGTTGAATATCTTAACAGCTTCAGTATTTACATTTTGGTTAAATCCTTTTGTTTTCCAATCATTTAAGTTGCCATAACTTTGTTTTAATATATCATTATTAATTACATTAATATGTTCAGTGCAATTAACAATAGAATCTTCATGACCATAATGATAAACAGTATGGCCTCTTTTAGTCATTTCGTCACAAAATTTATAAACTTTTTGCACGAAAGCGCATAATGAAATATCTTTTTTAGTTGGTGAATATGGAACACTTAAACAGTGAAAAACCATACAATATAGTGTAAATTTTATAACGTCATGTCAACAAAAAAGAAAAAAATTCAAAAAGAAAAAGAAAATTTTGATGAAATTATAGCTGATAATCATTTTAGATCGGTAAAATTAAATATAAAAAGTTTCAATTTAACAGATAAACAGAAAAGTTTCGCTCAGATAGCTTTTGATAAAAATACAAAAATTATTTTTATTAATGGTCCTGCTGGAAGTTCGAAAACATTTTTAGCTGTTTATTGCGCTTTGCATATGTTAAATATGAATCCGCGATCTGAATTAAAATATATACGTACAATTGCTGAATCTGGCGAAAGAGCTTTAGGTTCTTTACCAGGAACTGTTGATGAAAAATTTAATCCATTTATGATGCCATTATATGATAAATTAGATGAATTATTGCCATTACCACAGTCTAAATATCTAGAAACAAATGGTTTTATTGAAGCATTGCCAATTAATTTTCTGAGAGGAGCTACTTGGAATGATAAAATAATTATCGCAGATGAATCTCAGAATTATAGTACAAAAGAATTAGTGACTCTTCTTACTCGTATAGGAGAAAATACTAAAATGTTTATTTGTGGAGACGCTATGCAATCAGATATTGGTAATAAATCTGGTTTTATGAAGGTGTATGAATTATTCAATAATAAACAAAGTGAAGATAAAGGTATATTTTGTTTTCAATTTGATGAAGAAGATATCATGCGTAGTGAGATACTTAAATATATCGTTGCTACATTTAAGAAATTAGATAAAAGTAATATTCATTGATATAATAGTTTATGGGTAATATATACTGTTCGAATTGCGGAACAAAACATATTTTGGGATCTAAATTTTGCTCTAACTGTGGTAACTCATTAGGAGGTTTTGCTAATGCAAATAAACCAGTTATAAAAAATCAATTGCAAAATAAAAGATCTGTTGATGTTAGCGAATCGCAATACGATGATGAAGGCATTCCAACCGTATTTAAAAAACCAACAAAATTAGATTATGATATAGAAAAAAGTAATAATAAATATTTTGCAAAAGATCTATTTAATGCACCGCCGATATCAGATAACGATAAAACGCAAAGAAGAGTTGGTAATATAAAGAAACTCAGTAAAGAAGAATTTTTAGCTCAATCATTGAAAGAATGCAGTTCAAGAGGAATTCAGGATATTGATGAATCGTAAAAAGAAAAAGTTTGAAGACATGTATGATATAATCGATCAAGTTATCAAAAAGCGAAAAAATAAATGGAAATTAAAAGCGATAGCTTGGTTTGATTTTGAAGATATAGAACAAATTATTAAAGTTCATATTTATAAGAAATGGCATTTATGGGACCAAACGCGAGCGATTGAACCTTGGGTAAATCGTATAGTCACAAATCAAATAAGAAATATAATCAGGAATAATTATACAAGTTTTGCAAGGCCATGTTTGTCTTGTCCTTTTAATCAAAATAGTCAAAGCGAAAGCGGTGCAGACTTATCATGTGGATTCACATCTAGCGGTAAACAATGTAATGAATGTCCGTTGTTTGCAAAATGGGAGAAAGTCAAAAAATCAGCTTATGACGTTAAGATTACTGTAAGTCTTGAAAACCATAAAAATTATTTTATGAATTTTGAATCTTCTAAAATCTATGATTATAAAACAGCGGAAAAAAAATTACATAATTTGATGAAAGAAAATTTAAACGATAAACACTTTCTGATATATAAAATGTTTTTTATTGATAACTTAAGTGACGATGAAATTGCTAGCATTTTAAAATTCAAAACAAACGAAAAGGGTCGAAAAGCAGGTTATAAACAAATTAAAAATTTGAAAAAAATGCTGTATAGTAAAGCTCAGACTTTGTTAAAAGATAACGATTTATTTTCTTTTTAATATGTTAAGCGACGATCAAAAAGCATTTATATTAAAAAAAATCAACGAAGGAATTCAAGATTATGTAGTCTTGGCTAATCTTCTTTATAATCGTGAAGATCTAACTGGCAGATCTAAAGAATCAAAAGTGGTTAGAGATTTTTTAATATCAACGGGTTTTGCTAAGAAAGCAGAAAAGCCAAAGCCAACACAAACAGTAGAAATACTTTCAAAAGAAAATTGTGAATTTATCGATCAAAATATTAAAACAGGGATTACGCCAAAACAAGTTACTGAATTAATATTTCATGAAAAGTTTGTTGGCCTTGAAAATATAAATATATTCATTACTCCAGAATATCGTGCAGTTCAAAAATATATAAAAGAAAAATATCCAGATTTTCTTGTTGATAACGAATCAGGTATTGGTGAAAAATATTCAGTGCCGCGATCAATTAAAACAGTTATAAATAAAGTAAACAAATGGGCTGGTCAAAATATTTCAGAAGATAAATTATCTTTGCAGCATAGAAAATGCATGGAAAAATTATTAACTTATTTATCTAGTCCTCGATTTGTTGGTAACTATGATTCTTATAATAGTTCTACTGATAAAGAATTATTTGAGGCTGAATTTGTTCGCTCTGTTTGGGATAAGCCAGATCTTACAGTTGATGAAATTAATTTGTATATCAATGTTTGTATGGATTATATAAATTTGCGACAGATTGATATAAAAAAGAATAAGATAAATGAAATGTTTAATGAGACTCAAGATCAGAAAGATTTTACCATGCGTCTAACTGAAGTGTTAAAAACTATTTCTGAAGAATATAATCAATGCGCTAGTCGTATCGATAAAAGCATTCAAAAACTAAATGGTGAACGCGCAAAACGAGTTGAACAAATTCATCAAAAAAATGCTTCAATTTTAAATCTTGTAGAACTTTTTCAAGATGAACAGGAGCGCAAAATGATGCTGCAAATTGCTGACATGCAAAAGCGAACGATCAAAGAAGAAGCTGATAGATTAGAAAATATGTCTTCATGGAAAGCTAGAATTTTAGGAATTTCGAAAGAAGATGCTATATGATTCAGTGCAAAATCTGTAGCGAGTCTTTTAATAACGATAGATCTTTTCACGCTCATCTAAAAAAGCATAATATTTATCAGGCTGAATATTATTGTACTCATTATCCACGATATTCATTATACTATCGTCAAAGAATACCTTTTAAGAATAAACAACAATATTTTGAGACAGAGTTTATTGATTATTCTGAATTTCTTAAGTGGGAAAATGCCAATGATCCAGATATTGTAAAAGCCAAGTGTTTAGAATTATTGAAAAAAAGAGTTGACGAAAAACAGTATCATTTTGCCCCATTTCATAATGAACTAACAACATTAAACATGCCGAGTCTCAATATTTATAAAAAATATTTTACCTCTTATACATCAGCTTGTAAACTTTTAAATATACAACCGTTGTTTAATAAAAATTTACCAGAAGGTTTCAAAACTACCGATATTTCTGATTTGCCTATACTTGTAGACACTAGAGAACAAGATCCTTTATCTTTTAAAAATACAAAGATAGAAAAAATTTATGTTGGCGATTATCTAATAGCTGACAAAAAATATTTTACAAATACATTTATCGATAGAAAAAGTGAAGGAGATTTTTTGGGTACTATGGCTTCAGGTATTGAACGTTTTGAGCGCGAATTACAGAAAGCTGTCGAACTTGATTGTTATTTATTTGTTGTTGTAGAAACTAGTATTAGTAATATAATTATAAACCAAAAAAAATATAATAGAAAAACAAATCTAGAATATGTTTTTCATAATATGCGTAATTTATGTCATAAATATCCTAGACGTATACAATTTATATTTTCAGGCAGTAGAAATAAATCATTGGAGATAATACCTAAATTATTATATCATGGTAAATCACTGTGGCAGGTAGACATACAATATTTTTTAGACAATGAGTTGGGAAACTGGCAACCAAGTACCAAGGAAGTCGCACTTAATTTCCAATGAGGAATTAAGTCAAATTTCTGGTTATATAGAACAACGAGAAGCGAAGTTATTATTTTATGAATTTCTTCGCAACAATATTACTTTTGCGACTGATTTAATAACTGGTGTTAAATTATTTCCTTTTCAACATATGTCTATCAAAGCAATGCTAGAAAGTGATTATTTTTTAGCGGTTTGGAGTCGTGGATTAAGTAAGTGTACAAATAAAGAAGCTTTGATTTATACAAACAATGGAATCAAAAAAGCTATTGATGTTCAAGTTGGCGATTATGTTCTTGCTAAAAATTCTATGCAGTTAGTAGAAGACAAAACCATAAATAAAAAACAAAAAACCTTTAAAATAATAACAAATAAAGGTTACGAATCGGAAGGGTTAGATTACCATAGGGTTTTAATTTTAAATAAAAATTTAGAACAAGAATGGAAGTACGCTAAAGATATTTCTATTGGTGATTGCATCGTTATGCGTAAAAATGGTAATTTTTATAATCAAATTGATATATTCAATGGATTTGATTTTAAAAAAGAAAGACTCGATCAAATTGTTATAGATCCAGCAAAAATATCAATGAAAGATTGGTATTACTTTTTTGGAATTTTTATTGGTGATGGATGTTTTACTAAAAAGATAGTTCAAATAACAAGCGAAGATGTTGAAATAGAAAATTTCTTAATCAATTTTTGCAACAAATTGGATCTAAATTTAGGAACGTATCAGAAAAAAGATAGTAAAGCTAAAAGCTTTACTATATCAAATAAATCTTTGCAGAGTTTTCTTGAATTTTGTGGTTTCGAAATAGGAAAAAAAGCCCTTAATAAAATAATTCCGTATAAACTATTGAACTGCTCGAAAGAGAATGCTTCATTTATTTTACGAGGATTATTTGATACAGATGGTTACGCATCGATATCACCAACAAGAAGAAATTCAAATGGTGCAAAAATTGGATTCACCAGCACATCTTACGAATTAATCAAACAAGTTAGATCTTTGCTTTTATTGTTTGGTATCGATTCTTGTACAAAAATAACTTTTAAGGGAGGCGAATCTTCTTTTTCTGGAAAAAAATATATTTGCAACAAAGCTTGGACAATTCTATTAAGTTCTTATGAAAATATTAAAATTTTTAAAGATTCTATAGGATTTTTAATTAATAGAAAACAAAATAAGTTAAATATAATTAATGCTGCAAAATTTGTTGATGGTGAATTTTCAAACTTTATTCCATATATAGGAGAGTATTTAACGAATAAATATAATAAAAAATCTATTTGCAAAAAGAATAAAAATTTAAAACTCTCTTTTAGAAAAAAAACAAATCGCCTTCTTGCCGCAAAGTTATCCAATCATGTTGATATTGAAACAGCAAATAAAATTAATAATCTAATAGATAAAAATTTATTCTTTGATTTTGTTAAATCTAAAGAAGAATCATTTAATGAAACCGTGGATTTACAAGTTGCGAATGAACATTGTTATGTTTCTGATGGATTTATAAATCATAATTCTTATACATGTGGCATTTATGCTGTATTGGATGCTATTTTAAATCAAGGTATAGAGATTGGTATTTTGTCGCGGAGTTTTCGTCAGTCGAAAATGATATTTAAAAAGATAGAAGATATTGCCGCCAAGCCTGAAGCTTATCTTTTAAAACAATGTATTACAAAAGTATCAAAATCTAATGATGAATGGATAATGGAAATTGGCAAAAGTCGTATTCGCGCATTGCCACTCGGTGATGGTGAAAAACTTCGTGGTTTTCGTTTTCATAGAATCATTATTGATGAGTTTCTTTTGATGCCTGAACGTATTTATAATGAAGTTATTGTACCTTTTTTGTCTGTTGTCCAAAATCCTACACAAAGAGAAGAGTTGTATAATTTAGAAACTCAATTGATTGCTAAGGGAGAAATGACTGAGAACGACAGATATATATGGCCCAACAATAAATTAATAGCATTGTCGTCTGCATCATTCAAATTTGAATATTTATATAAGTTATATGAGCAATATGAAAATTTAATATTTAATCCAAAGAATAAAGAAAAAACAAAACGTTGTATCATGCAATTTTCTTATGACTGCGCTCCGTTGCAGTTATACGATCAGAATTTAATAAATCAAGCTAAAGCTACAATGAGTGAAGCGCAATTTCTAAGAGAATTCGGCGCACAATTTAGTGACGACAGTTCGGGATATTTTAAAATATCTAAAATGGCATTATGCACAGTACCAGATGGCGAACAACCTTCTGTTGAAGTTGTTGGTAATCCAGAAGACGAATATATATTTGCTGTTGACCCTTCATGGTCAGAAACAGAGTCATCTGATGATTTTGCAATACAAGTTTTAAAAATAAATAAAGAAAAACAAATCTGCACACTAGTGCATTCTTATGCTCTTTCTGGATCATCATTAAAAGATCATATTAAATATTTTTTATATCTTATACAAAACTTCAATGTTGTGGCTGTTTGCATGGACTATAATGGTGGTGTTCAATTTATGAATTCTTGTAATGAAAGCGAAATATTTAAAGATGCAAAGATAAACTTAAAATCAATTATAACCGAGTTTGAGCGTCCAGAAGAATATACTCAGAATTTATATTCTGCTAAAACTGAGTATAACAAGTTAGATTATAAATATGTATTTTTAAGAAAACCAACTTCGGGATGGATACGTTTGGCTAATGAATTATTACAAGCTAATTTTGATCATCGTCGTACATATTTTGCAAGTCGAGCTATTGATGATAATTTCAGAAGTCAAACCAAGAAGCACATCGGTATTACTGATCTTAAATTTTCAAACGCTTTAGATACCGAGAAAGAAAATGAAGAAGCTAAGATGATTGACTTTGTTGAACATTTATCAGATATGATCATGTTGACTAAAACAGAATGCGCTTTGATACAAATCACAACTTCTGCACAAGGCATGCAAAATTTTGATCTTCCTCCAAATTTGAAACGTAAATCTGGACCTGATAAACCAAGAAAAGATAGTTATTCCGCATTAGTATTAGGGAATTGGTTGTGTAAAATATATTTTGATATGTATAATACTCATGTAGAAGATGTAACAGAAACTTTCGAACCAATGTTTATTGGTTAAAGTTAAAAGTCACTTTTAAAGTTACTTTGTGTAACTATTATTAACATGACTCGCAAATATAATAAACGTTCAGATTATTGGAATAAGTTTTCAAAAGCTCAAGAAGGGCAAAATATGCCGCTTGAAGATATGTTGCGAGACGCATCTGAACCTTCATTAGTTGGCGATCCTTTTTATCAACAAGAATCAAAAGCTTCAACATACGAAAGAAATGGTCCTAGTGAGTCAACAACTTTAAGAAGGAATTTAGCATACATCGGTCCAAAAATATATAAATACGGTAATATTCGTGAAGGTCTTTTGCCTTTCGAATTTTCTATTAATGGATATAATATTCGTGACGCTATTGAATTGTGTCAAAAAGCATATGCTAATGTAGCTATTTTCAGAAATGCAGTTGATATAATGTCTGAATTCGCTAATGCTGAAATTTATTTAGAAGGTGGAAGTCAAAAAGCTAAAGACTTTTTTGCCAAATGGATGAAGTATACAAGAATGTGGAATGTAAAAGATCAATACTTTCGCGAATATTATAGAAGCGGTAATGTTTTCTTTTATAAAATAAATGCTAAATTTGAAATCGACGACTTTCAAAAGATTTTAGAAACTTATGCATCTTATGACGGAGCATCATATAATACAGATGTTAAATTATATAATTATCCAACTCCATATGATGTAAAAAATTTAATTCCTGTTCAATATATTCTTCTTAACCCATTTTATTTAACTACAAATCACACTAGTTCTTGGAATCAAGTTGTTTATCAAAAAATACTTTCTGAATATGAATTAGAAAGACTACGCGCACCTAAAAATGAACATGATAAGATGGTATTTGATAGTTTAGATAAAGAAACTCAGGATAAAATTACTCATGGTCAATGGGCGCGTGATGGATTGAAAATACAAATTAATCCGACAAATATTATTTATTCTTTTTACAAAAAACAGGACTATGAACCTTTTGCAGTTCCTTTTGGATTTGCAGTTCTTGATGATATCAATTTCAAGATGGAAATGAAGAAGATTGATCAAGCTATTTGTCGCACAATTGAGAATGTGATCCTGTTAATCACAATGGGTACTGAACCAAGCAAAGGTGGAATCAATCATAA